CTATCTCTATTGCAGACTTGACTGCCATTTCGGCATGATTAGGCATATCAACTGGTGCGTTGAATACTGCCATGATACAGTCGCCCATAAACTTGTCAACCATACCACCATTGTTTAGTATTATAGTCGTCATCTCGTCTAAGAATTCATTGACTAACACTACTAGACCTTCGGGGTCGTCTTTGTTCTTATAGAATTCTGATATAGGTGTGAACCCAATAATATCCATAAACAGAAATGACATCTCTCGTCTGTCGCCACCTAGTTTGAGTAAGTCAGGATTCTTCTGTAGAGCCGCCACTTGTCGTGGGTCAAGATAGTGTTCAAACTGTTTCTTAATTTGTTGTTTGAGTCTGAATTCTAGTATGAATCGATTGAATGTAGAATGAAACCCTACGATAAAGAATGTCAATAATGCCCATGTAATGTCTACTAGAACCAGTTGTGTCGTAAACATATATTGAAAATAATATACGCCAGAACCGAAGATACCAATCAATGAGAGACCGATTACCCAGTATGGCAGAAATCTTGTTATCAGTATAATTGCAATGCCTAATAGAAGTCCTGCGAGTAGTTCTAATAGTTCATCATATCGTTTGATTGTTTCGCCATCAAGTATCGTCTGTAGTGTCTGTGCTGATATTACATAGTCATACTGTTCACCAGTCGGTGTTGCAACAACACCACCTAGTCCTTCTGCTGTCATAGCGATAATAACTGTCGTTCCTGCAAGTTCGTCAAAGTTCTCTGCACTAGCAGAAATAGTCTTAAACTGTTTGTTCCATCGTACCCAGACTCTCGCATTTGTGTCTGTGTTGATTGTTGCATAAGCTGGCACTCTAAGTGCGACTATTCCAACGCCGTCTGCCTTGACCTGATATGATGGGTCTCCGACTGCAACACGAATTGTTTCGATTGCCATGTTCGGGTAGACTTCTTCACCTATCTTCATTAGCAATGGCACTCGTCTGATTACACCATCTATTTCAGGTGCAGTATTGATAACACCCACACCAGATGTACACTCTGCAAGTTTAGGTAATGGTCCGACCATGCCAGGCCACTCAAACAGATATGGTAGTGGGTCGCCTATCTTTGCAACACCTCGTGGTACTGCATTACTTGTGGTCTTTTGAGTTGTACCTGTTTGTGCAATGACTGTGCCATATCCTAGTGCCTCACAGAACGCATCATCGCCACCCATTCTATCTTCTTCACTAAACAGAAGTGGCATTACAATGATACCTGTTTGTGCGTTTCTTAGATTGAGTATGAGGTCGGCAAGTACATCTCGTTTCCACGGCCATTGACCGTACTTTTCGATTGCCTGTTCATCTATGGTAACTATTGATACTGCTTCAGAAGGCGTCTTTACTTCGTTCTGTAGTACATAGTCAAATGATTTGAGTCGTAGTATTTCTTTGACCCACGGGTCTTGAAACCCAATGTAAGTTAAAACTATAAGTGTTACAAATGTTATAGACCAATGTGATAATATTTTCTTCATGGTACTATTTAGTATTGGCGTCAGCAGCTAGTTTCTTTGCAAATTGCATCGCTGTCATGCCACCAGAATAAATCACTTCTCTAGGCAGTTCTTTTAGTTTTAGTTCAACATCTTTAATTAACTTCTCAAACTTTGACTTCTCTGCACAAGGCGTTCTCAGTCCGTTGTTTATGTTTGTGTAGTTCGTCAAAAGAAGTTCTAGTGTTTTCTTATTCATATTATTCTTGTAGAACTGTAACAGAACAACCAGTTGATGTCTGACAGTTATTGGTTAATGTGTATGATTGATTTGAATTACTATTTTGTATTAGGTCTAGGTCTGTTGTGTATGCACCAGTTAAATCTATTGTTGCTGTATGAACGCCATCGCCTTTTTGTACCATAGACTGTTCACCATTATCAGTTCGTACTGTAAAATATAATGTCTTATTTCCATTACCCTTTTGTTTAAAAAAGATGTCGTTATTATCACCACCGTATGTGTAGATTCTAGCATTGTGGTCTGCATTACCTGTACCAGTTTCTTGTGAGCCTTTTAAATCTGTATTGCCTGAATGTAAATCTAAGTTGACTGTGTGTCCGCCATATTCTGCTGTAGCACTAGACTCACATGTTGAATCATTCACATCTGTAAATGTTTTACCTTGGCATATGTGAACATTATTATCATTCGTGTTGATATGAAATCCTATAACATTTACATCTGAGCCTGTTGTATTGTACTGTTCAAATTTTAAACTGTTACCTGAACCATCTAAGTCACCACCCCAAGCTTGACCAGAACCCCAATATGAAACCCAACTTATTGTATTGTCATTTCCTGTTTGGTCAATATCAACTGTGTTGTTGTCGTGTGATACTGACAAGCGAACTACATTATCATCACCGTCTTGTGTGATGTCTAAATTAAAGTTATTGCTCGTGCCGACCTGTGTGATGTATATTTCGTTATTAGCAAATACAGACCCAATCATAAAAAAGACTGGGATATATAATATTAATAATACTAATACACTACTGACTTTGGATAATAGTGATTTCACTTTCTATTCCTCCTAACTCAAAATCTATAAGTTCAAAATCACCCATCTGTATATTCATCATATAACTATTTTCTTGTTCAAGTCTTAACTCAACAGTACTACCACTTGCACCTTCTCTGTGAAAATACCATTGTGGTTCTTCGTCTAATATTGTAATGCCTGTTTCTTTATCTTTGCCTAACTTAAAACCATAAGCACTTTTCTTCTTATCAAATTCAGAACGCATCTGTAATGCTAACTGACGATTTAGTTGTTCTAAAACATCTTCTAAGAAGTTCTGGTCTAAGAAGTCTACATCAAGCATTGTTACATACTCATCTTCTTCTATTTCTAAATAATCTATTTCTAATTCTTCAAACTTTAGAAAGTCAATATCAAGTGCAGTCGCAACCTTGTTTAGTTCTTGGGTTGCTATTGCTTCTTTAATTTCTCTAGGTTTAGATATGATGAGTAGGTTGTTGATAAAGGCTTCTTCTAGGTCTACAATGACTGGTTTTAGTGGTCTGCTTGAAATAGTGTCTACAACCGTTGCCTGAAACGCCTGATTCATTATTACCATGCCTGCATCAGACTCAACTGATATTTCGCCCACGAAACAGTTGCCATTTGTATCACATGATGGCAATAGAATGATAGTAGAACTACCCACTTCGTCTATCGTCATTGAGAAATCTGTACCACGAACACCAATTGTAGCAGTCGGTGTTTTTATCTGTACATTCGTTGGGCTTGTTTTTGCGATTTGACCAGAGGCGTATCTTACTGTGCCGAGAGCCGCTTTAAGTGATAGTGAACCTGTCTTTGTATTTGGGTCGTAGACAAACTCGTCAATGATAAGTTTAGAATGTTGAGTAACATCTACTCGTGTGTCATCAATAAAGCCAATAGCAACTTTACCTTTACCTGTCTTAACAGTATCATACTGAAATATATCTAAATCTTTTTTGGCATCAACATCTTCACCATCCGTTCTTTCGATATTGGCATTACCTTCGTGTAAGATAACATCGCCAATTATACTAGCGAATGATGAAAATGTTATAAACCATAATATAATAAAAAGTCGCACATTAATCTCGTTGAATAATATCTACATTTGCTGAGTTACCATTAACTGTCATTGTGATATGGTCTCCGCTACCACCAGTCTGTAAGATAACATAATCTGCACCTGTACCATCATGGTGTAAGTTAAGTGTACTTGCATTATCTTGGTCTATATCAGCCGTAAAGGTTGTGCCGTTTGCATCTATGTTGACTGTACCTGTACTTGTTTGTTCGATACTGACATTCACATTATCGCCATTCGTATCTAGGTTAATTGTACCTGTAGATGTCTGGTCTATATCAAATGTACCACCAGCGCCATTCAAACCATCTGAAGTCTGCCCGAGAATTGTTCCGTTTGTATTGAATACTGCATGACCTGTCTGATTAATATTAACTGTCTTAACAGCACTTGATGTACTTCCAGTGGTCGTTAATGTTACTGTACCACCAGCAGTTTGTGTAATATCAAGGTTCTGTGAATCACCAGTTGTTACTACTGTCGCCGAGTTATCGTAAGAACCCGATTGAACGACATCAACATCAGCCGTGATACCAGTTTGTGTCATAATTAAAGTATGACCTGCAACATCACCATTGTCGTCAATATTGATTAGATAGTTATTTGAATCGCCATCAATTGTTAATGTTAATACTACACTTGTACCGTCAATAGAAGCATTAACAACAGTACTATCTGTACCTGATTGACCAACAATATCAATGTCTGCATTATCACCAGACTTACTCCCAGTAAGTCCAATGTCTACATCAATGTCTTGTGAGTTACCTGTAAAATTAATTACTGCATTAATATCATCACAACCTGAAGTTGCACCAGCAGAATCACAATTGAAATCGATATTACTACTATTACCTTGTAGATTAAACACACCAGTGAAACTATCACCTTCAATATCAAAGGTGATTAAGTTACTATTACCGACTTGGTCGATATTAAAGTTTGACGCTGTGCCAGACACAGTAGATGCTGTAGTACTATTACCTACCTTGTTGCCGTCGCCGTCTTGTAATACATCAAATACTAATGAAGCACCTGCTTGTGTTACATAAATTTTATTTGCAGCCATCGCTGACATGCTCATCAGAAACATAATAAAGAAAGTTAAAAATCTCAAGATTACTCTCCTTGTTTCTCCGAAATCGGATGTTTTGGTACCCAATCGTCAAGTTTTATATCAGATTGAGCTATATTTATGTCTTTATCGTCTGCAATGACAGGTTCTGCCCATTCCCACAAACCTAGTTCTTTGCCTTCGTAAAGCATCTGTAAAACACCATACTCTATTGCAGTACGAATCGCATAATTCACAGGTTCGTTAGCTGCATTGCCAGACTCTATCTCTAATGCTCTGGTTCCTAAATCTAAGAATCTAAATACATCTGAACCATTACTTGTACTAGCAATTGTTTTCGTTGATGATACAGTTAGTAAAATCTCACCTGTCTGTACACCAATCAATCTTAATGATACTGTTACTTGGTCTGTTCTATATTGGTCGTTTACGCCTAAACCAAGAAATCTCGCCCCAGCACCACCACTCGTTGTATTCGTATCATAACCAACAATACCACCCTCTAATATTAAACCAGCAAACAACATGGGTGATAAACTATCTGTTGCTAGTGAACCATCATATAATTCTCTTGTGCTTCTTATGAGTTGTCGTTCTTTAACTAAGTTATCTAAACTTGCCCGCTCAACAACTGTAAACCAATCACCATGTGCAACTGCCATTAGAGCCTGAATAACCCAAACATCTGCACCTTGTGAAACTGCTGTTGATAGACCAACCTGTTTTCTTTGACCAGTCTTATCAGGAAAATCATAAACCGCAACTGTAATCTTTACTGGGTTGCCTGTAACACTATCTGTAGGCATACCAATAAGTGGGGGCATTTCCTGTAACAATGTCTTAGTTGGCGTTCCTTGTGTGAACGGCATCTCGCCCTCGATTGCCTTTGTGTTCGTAGTACCACAGGCACCTACTAAACAAGATAATAACGCTATTGCCAAATATTCCATATTCATAATTTTAAAATTTAAAGTCGCCGACTGGTACAACTAATTGTGTTAATGAACCGTCAGCGGCAGTAACAGTTAATGTAATTGTTTCTGCTGTTTCATCTTTTACCCAGGCAACAGTTGAACCATCAGGTAGTGTTGCTGTACCGCTCAATGGGCATTCTAATTCGGTTGTAGAGGCATCTTCAGTACAATTCGTACCAAACATATTATCAACCATTTGTTTAGATAAGTTTGCGAATATACGACTTTCAACATTCGTTACAAACTTGGCAAGGGTAGTATTATTGGCTGCTCTTTCTGCTTTAGCCTGTGCTGAAAGTAGGTCATCTAAAACCGATTTCTTTCTATTATATTCAAGCTGTGATATTGATAGCACATGACTAGAATATCCTTCACCACTAAACGACGGATTATTAAAACCAAAAGTTAAATCACTTGATATAACCTGAGCACTATAAACAATCAATACACATAAAATTGTTTTCATTAATGTTTTCATACTACTATTTATAAGAATTTTGACCATAAAAAAGGGGACCGAAGCCCCCTTTTCATGTTACTGTTTAACTTAGTCCTTCTTCCAAAGTGACCATAAGATTGCGATTGTAACTAATCCTACTAAACCTTCGTTACCTAGGCTTGCTACTATACTAGAGATGTTATCGATAACACCTAAAGATAAGAATGGCACATTTGCACCAAATACTACTTCAAGTGCTACTGATAAACCAATTAGTTGTACAGCGACCGTAGTAATATTACCTATCGTATCCGTTATATTTTTCCACATAAATTTTCTCCTTTTATGTTGTTGTTGTTTTGATATCTCAAACTTCATTCATAATCAGTAGTAATATTTAGACAAAAAAGAGGCCGAAACATCACATTTCGACCTCTTGGTAGTGAAAACAGATGGAGAGATTACTCGTCCTCTTCCGCTAACTTACTGAAATAACTCAAAGTTTCGTCTGAATCATCATCTTCAGTTATTGGAGCAGGTGTCGGGGAACTTACTGTTTCTGCTACAACTGGTTCTACTTTTGGAGCTGCAGGTGGGATGGCAACATCCTCAGCAGTACCAGTATTTCTAACGCCAGATAGAACTTTGTCAAGTTTGTCTTTCAACTCATCATATGATTTAAAGTTTTCGTCTGCTAGAAATGGTTTTAATGGAAATTGTTTATTCCATATTTCTTCTATGGCCTCATCATTAGGTGCGATAGCAGTTTTACTATCGAACTCTGACTTGTCATAATTCCAATAGCCATCAACCTTTCTGATTTTCAGTTTAAAGTTTGCACCTTCCCAAAAATCAAATGGATTGATTGGCGTTTC